TTTTATGATTTGGTCTCTCACGATTTTCTTTTAGAATTTTGCGAGATTAAAAATCAGATAACAAAACATATTTTAGAACACTATGAGAAGCCAGCTAACTATAAACATTTAGCAGCAGTTCACAAGCTCATCTATAAAATGGGACACCGGGATCTAATGGTTAATAATAAAGACTGTAGACATTTATTTGTGTCTAATGCAGATCGACGGAGAGCCCAAAAACTGATAGCGGGGCCCAAATATATTGAATATAATCTTTTTGGAACAAGCACCGGCAGGCTGGCTACGTGTGGGGGCTTTCCCATTTTGACTATGCGGAAAGACTTTCGTCGGCTTCTGAAGCCTCATAATGATTGGTTCCTCTCCTTAGATTATAACGGCGCAGAAGCCCGCACAGCCCTCGCGCTCTCGGGACAGGCGCAACCTGCCGAGGACATTCACGCGTATAATATGAAAACCATCTTTAAAAAACAGGCTAATTTTAGTCGGGCAGATGCAAAAAGAGCTTTTTTTGCGTGGCTCTATAATCCTGAGTCAACTGCTATTCAATCAAATCTTTATAACAAAACGGGACTGATTAAAAAATGGTATGAAAACGGCCATGTCTCTACACCGTTTAAACGAAGGCTTTCTGTGGATCATCGCAGAGCATTTAATTATTTGATTCAAAGTACGACAGCAGATTTGGTGTTGGAGCAAACACTAGCCATTGATAAATTCTTAGAGGATAAAAAGTCCTTTGTATCTCATCTTGTGCACGATGAGATCGTGATTGATCTTGCAGATAGTGAACGCAACCTGACGCCTCAAATACGAGATATGTTTGCTGACAATAGATTGGCATCCTTCCAGGTTAATCTACAGGCAGGGCTCAATTATTTTGATTTAGAGGATTTAAAGATATGATCTCCATCATTGGACTTGGTAACGCAGCTTCTGCCGTCGCAGAAAAATTTAAGACAGCGCCTCAATATGAAGTTTCCCTTATGAACGACAAGATTAAGCGGACTTCTAAAAGAAAATATCGCCTCAAGTCTTTTGAAAACCCGGAAGACTATGAGGACAACATCCCTGATGCCACCAAGTTTTTTGCCGATATTCATGATCACGTCCAGTTTATTGTGATGGGATCTTCGTTTAGTTCCAATTACTCACTAGGTCTTTTGGAGCAGATTAAGAATAAGAAGATAGACGTGATCTATATTAAACCAGATATCGAACTTCTTACTGGTATCCCTAAGCTGATGGAGAATGCGGTATTTGGTGTCCTCCAAGAGTACGCTCGCTCAGGCTTGCTTAATTCGATGACTATTATTGCCAATGCGGAACTGGAAAAGACATTAGGGGACGTACCTATCAAAACATATTTTGAGACTCTCAACACTTCCATTTTTTCCACTATTCATTACTTAAATTATTTCAATCATTCTGAACCAGAGATTGGCCAAGTGGCAAAGCCATCGCCTCTAAACCGTATTAAAACGGTAGGCTTCCTCAATATACAAAATTTAGAAGAAAAATGGCTTTTTCCCCTTGACATGCAACGAGACCTGTGTTATTATATGTGTATCAATGAGAAAAAATTAGCAGAGGATGGAACATTGCATAAGCGCATCGTTACCAGTTTAAAGGAAAAGCCGAGGAACGCTTTTCGAAAGATTTCATATGCAATATATGAAACAGCACAAGAACATGATTTCGGGTTCTGCGTTGCCCACACTAACGCAATTCAAAATAACTCTTGACATGCTACGTTGAGAGTGTTACTATAAAGACATCAAGGAAGGCTTGATGGCAACCCAACAAAAGGAGAACACTATGGGTATTGATATGGAACTAATGCGGCGTAAGCTAGCCGCCCTTCGTGGAGAAGGAACAAAGGACGCGAACTCCATTTGGTTTAGGCCAGATGAGGGTGACACGGACATTCGGATTGTCCCATCGAATGATGGCGATCCACTAAAGGAAATGTTTTTCCACTATAATGTGGGAGAGCACCGGGGCGGCATTTTATGTCCCAAGCGTAATTTTGGAGAACGTTGCCCCATTTGTGATTTCGCTTCTGCGCTCTGGCGTGAAGGAAGCGATACCAACGACGAGGAGAGCAAGAAGCTTGCGAAGTCACTGTTTGTACGGACTCGCTACTTCTCACCAGTCGTTGTACGAGGTCGAGAAGAGGAAGGTATCAAGGTATACGGATATGGAAAGCAGGCTTACGAGCTTCTTCTTGGATACATTCTGGACCCCGAGTATGGAGATGTTACCGATGCTGATGAAGGCACCGATATCACTCTTACATACACTAAGCCCACCAAACCGGGGGCTTACCCACAGACAAATCTCAAGATGCGGCGTAATACTTCAGCACTTTTGGAAGATCGGGATGCCATCCCTCCCCTCCTTGATAACATGCCCGATTTTGACGGTCTCTTCGACCGGCTGACACCTGAACAGGTGGATGCGATTCTCGATGAACAGCTTGCTAGTTCTGCTTCTGCAGAAGAGCGTTCGTCTGAGACCACCAAGTATGGAAAAGGTGAGGAAACGAACGAAGTAGACCGGGCGTTTGAAGAACTTCGCACTGGTTAATTTGTCTAGCACCCGCTGGCAGACCGGGTAAAGTCTGCCACACTTTTTTTCAAAAAAGTTATTGACAATATAAACAATATTTGATATACTAAGAATATCTTCAACAATTGCTGTTGGAGAACATATGAGAAAATTCCTCATATGAAATTATTGCAATTTCATTACTTATAGGAGATAACACGATGAAATACATCCCGAACCCCCCACAGCCAAAAATGGCTGAATCCCTTAGAGCACTGGGGTACTCTACTGTCTATGCATCTGCTGATATTCTAGACAATTCACTTGATGCTATCGCTACTATAGTTAGCATCTGGATTTCTAACAATAAAACACAAAAGGATCCCGCCACTCAGATTGACTTCTTTGATAATGGTAGTGGCATGACAGAATCCGAAGTTAATGAAGCCCTTACATACGGCTCTGAATCAGACAAGTCAGCCTCTGCGCTTGGGTGCTTTGGTTTGGGGTTGAACACTGCTGGCACCTCACTTGCTCGTCGCATTACTCTTATTACGCGTGCCGGACCAGATGAGGAACTTCTTTGCAGAGTTCTTGATCTTGATACTAATATAGATCAAAAAGGCTTTGTCATTGGAGTAAGAGAAGTGACGCCTGATGAGGCCGAACGCTTTAACGCCGAGATTGGCGACTCTTCTGGTACATGGGTGTCACTCAGCAAAATTGATAGTGACGAGTATAAAAATATCAAAACTGTGGTCCAGGCTCTTAAATCAGAAAGAACTCTTCGACTTATTTTTCGGAAGTTCTTGGCTTCTAGAACATGTTCAATTTTTGTGAATGGAGCAGAGCTTGAGCCCTATGGCTACGACTACGTTGATGGTGTTGAGACTATTGCCAAATCGATGGCGTTTATTTTGAAAGATGGCACCGCGCTTGGCACTGTAAAGATCATATCAACAGTCGATACAAGGTTCACTGGTGGAAAAGGCCAGCAACGCCCACAAGGTCTGGTTGTAGTAAGAAACAATAGAGACATCACACCAACGGTCACCTGGAAGGGTCTTGTTACACATGACTGGAGGTACAATGGCGTATATGCTATTTGGGAGGTTACTGCCGCAGAATTTGATTCATTGATGGGAACAACAGTTATGAAGAATGACTGGAAGCTTCCACAAGACATCGGAGATCAACTCAAGAAATTGATTAATCCACACCTGATGACATATAAGAAAATGCGCCAAATGAAGATCAAGATGATCAAGTCGGGCATGGATGAGAGCGCTATCGAAGAAGTTATCAAGTCTTACGGTACCAACTTCAACAAAAACAGGAACATCACGCCTAAACCAAAGCCGGGTAATAACGAGAAGGTCAACCGCCCTACCCGCAGACCGGGAACTAATACTTCTTCAAAGCCCACTAATCCAAATCCGCCTACGCCTAGGAAATACAAGCACGGAAATGATGAATGGGTATTTAATTGTGAACCAGAGTGCGGTTCCGGTCGCTATTATGTCTGGGGCGCCCAAGCGAAGCAACGAGGCGGTATGCGTTATACTATCACTATCGACTCTAAGCATCCCTGGGTAGCAAAGCATTTTGCATCCGACTTTGTTAACAATTATGGTGCTATGTATGCTATTATGGAC